AGCATATCTGCAAACACCTCGTTAACATGATAGCTCCCGCCGTTGTATCCCAAAATTGGCTCCCACCTCCCATCGGTATTTTCGGCTCCCAAAAGCATGATGAGCCTGGGCACAAAAGGGAACGTTAAACTGCACGGGTTATCGGCCCCATAGGTGCCTGTGCCAGTGTAGGAGCCGGTGGCAATCCGTACACCCCCGGCATCCCCAAGGGCGGCAACCAAGTCCTGGAGGCTGGTCCAATAGGGTGCTCCACTGGTACCCTGGCGAAGCACAGATCCCGCCACAGACGGGAAGGCGAGTTGGGCGAGGGTGGTGGAAGCCGAGGGATAGATCAGGCGGTTGGCCGACCAGCTCGTCTTGCCGGAGCCTCCCTTATTGACAGCTATAGTGGGCAGGCGGGCGGCGGCCATAGTCCCAGAGGCGATCTTGCTGGCATCCAGGTTCGGGATGCGGGCAGAATCAAATATCCCGCTGTTGATATCCCCGGCCGCGTGGTAGTGGGTGGCGGCGGCCTTTGTGGCCAGTGCTTCCTCCAGGCCATCCACACACTCTGCCTTCGTGATCGGATAGAGCAGGTATTTGTTGCCCGCCGCGTCCTTTACGGTCATAAGACCGTTGTATTCATAGGTCGCCATGGGTACCTCCTATTCCAGCGTCTGAATCCACAGGTCGCCCGCCGCCAGGCCGGCAGGCTGGGCTGCCTGGACATATACCGTGCCCTTGCCGTCCCAGCCGGCGACCTTTTCGGCGGTAATGCCATCCAGGACTGTCTTGTTGCTGTGGCTGTGATTGCCCTGGGCGGCGGCGTTGACCTTGCTCTTCAGGCTGTCATCCAGATCGGCTTCCGCCACCTTGCTCTTGGATGCCAGTGCGCCCAGGGCGGATACCGTAGCCTGGATCGCCTCCACCGTACTCTTATCCGCCTTAGCCCCGATGGCCGCATTGAGACCCGCCACCACATCCTCGTGGGATGCGATGTAGTCGGCGATCTCTTTGAGAGTGTCATAGGTGTCAGGAGCTCCGTTGATAAGGCCATTGATGGCAGCGGAGATCTGCGTGGTCACGTCCGTGCTCTTGGCCCGCTCATTGATAGCGGTTACCATCTCAGCCAGCTTGGCGGCCACGGTGGTGGTATCGTCCAGATACACATTTTCCGCTTTGGTCTGGACCATAAGATCGGTCAGTACGCCCTCCACCAAGGCTCGCAGTATCGCTTTCTTCGTTACATTGGACATCGTAGACGCCTCCTATAACAAATCGAAATTATAGCCCCCGGCAGTCGGGGCCTGATTCACAGTGGCATTGCGGATGGAATAGGTATCTCCCTCCACCTCAGCGGTCACGGTCGATGCGCCGCTGTCCTCTGCCAGCTCCAGCATGGCGTTGGCGGCGGCCTGGCCCCCGGATGTATCGAACCAAAGCACGGGGCCCTTCTCCGGTTCCGTCCCGCCTACCACAAAGAGATCCGGTATCTGGTCGGTCACTATCTTCCCGTCGCTCCCGAGGTCGGCCTTCTTCGCCAGGAGCCCTTCCAGCTCGGCCCAGGTGATGTTCAGCGGGTTTCCGGAGGCATCAAAGGTGATAGAGTCCGTTTGCTCCGTGCGGATCAGCAGCTTCATACGTTCATAAATGACTACGCCGCTGTTCTGGGTATCCAGGAACTCACACTCCTGACCGGCATTGTCGTAGAGGTAAGCGCCCTCTTGTCCGGTGTCTGGGTCCTGCGCCATGAGTGCCAGTTCCCGATAGAGGAACCCCTCCGTGAGATCCTTGTTGTCCAGGGTGGCAATCACAGCGGCCTGGGCTGCGTCGTCCGTGGCCACGACGCCGTCAATGCGCAGCGAGTGCCGTTCGTGGACGAGTGCGGTACGGTTGATCATGGAGCCGCTGCCGATCAGGCCATCCCCCATGGCAATGCGGGTAAAATGGACACCCTTGCCCTGCTTCCACTTGGTCTCCAGGGTGGTGCCGAATGTGGTAAGTTTCAGCTTTGTGAAGGGCATAAGATCACTCCTGACTGATGGTCATCTGCCTGCCAATCACCTTGGCGGCGGCGAAGGGCAGAGCTGCCTGATACCTCTGCTCTTTGGATAGATGGAGTAGGGTGCGGGCCGGTTTTATCTTGTTGAGCTCCTGAAGGAGCAGGTCCCGGTCATCCAGTACGATATCGCCGCCGATGAACCACACGGTGGCCTCGGCCCAGTGGTCCGGCTTTGCTCCGGGGATGACCTCCACCTGGTCGTATCCAAAGGCGCGGGCCAAATACCGGATTCCTTCATTCGTGCCGGCCTTCTCGGCGATGCTCGCTTTCAGGGCGAGGCGGATGCGGTAGTTCTCCAGGGTCTCTCCGTCCAGCCGGAGCATATCCCGATCCTGCCCATGGACCGGGAGCATGGCGTCTGAGCAGGTGAGAACGGACGCCTCCTCCCGCACCCGCAGGAGGACTTGCTTGCATTGGTCGAAGGAGCGGCCCAAGACCTGCAAGAAGATGCAGAGCTGATTCAGGGCCCGTTTCCCCCGCTTGAGGGGCCCGGGCAGGAGGGAGAACATGTATTCACCGAAGTTCATGGCCTATACCCCCTCTACTGAGACAGTGATCGTACCGGGGAGAATCACCTTGTCTGTCGCCAGGAACAGGTCCTCCGCGGGGGCGGTAACGGTCACATTCCGTACCACAGACACGTCACTCTTGATCTTGTGGATGAGGTCGGCGTGGGTAAGTTCGTTGAATACCCTGCGGCCTCTGAGCCTGAGCAGGTCGATCACGGCGGCCTTGGCGCGCTCGGCCAGACCGTCCCGGCTGATAGAGTCAGGGATGGTGACCGTGAGGGTAATGTCGGTGTAGACGACCTCAGCACTCTTGACGAGGACGTCGGTGTCGGGCTCCCTGATTTCCTCACAAGCTGCCCGGCACTGGCCCAGGAGGTCTTCCGATGCAGCCCCGGCCTCCGAGGTCACGATGACATCCACGGTGCCCTGGCCCCTGGGGTGCTGGTCGTTGACTGTGACGTAGAGGACGCCGGAGATGGCCTCGCAGACATTGATGTAGGTATCCCGGAGCGGCACTAATGCCAGCTCGGACCAGGAGCGGAGGGTGCGGGTGCGCGCACTCTCATCGTCTTCGACGTCGCTGCCCTCAAGGGTGATCCAGTCCTCGCCATTGGTGATCTCCACCTCGCCGAGGTAGGTAAGAGTGCGGGTGATCTGTGCCTCCGGCACGTTGTAGCGCGAGCCCTCTGTCTCCGCCTCCACCAAGACGTCCACCGACTGGGCCCCCTTCTGGAGCACTGCGTCCTCCAGCACGAAGAAGCGCAGCTCCTCGCCGTTGATGTCCTTTATGGTCTTGAAGATATGCCCTTTGGCGATCTTGACCGCCTCGGTGTCCGTTCCAGTCCTGGAGACGGTGACACAGCCCCGGGTCTTCCGGGCCTTCTTCCGGAGCTTGGAGTAGTCGGCCATCTTAAGGTCCAGCCACGTGCCAGAGGCGTGGGAGACAAAGGACTGGTTGAGTATAGTGCGGGCCAGCTCCAAAAGCTCGATCTGGATGCGCAGGGCGATCATGAGCAAGGTGTGGAAGATACCGCCAGAGTGGAAGTTCGTGATGACAAAGCCCGCGTCCTTCAGCCCAGCGATCGTCTCTTCCTTCAGATCTTCCAGCTCTGGGACTGGGATGATCTGGTCCAGAATCTCATGGTCAATCATGCTGTTGCCACCTCCACATCGACCGCGCCTATGATAAGATCAAGATGCCGCACGCCTGACTCGCCCGAGAACTGGAAAGAGCAGCGCAGGCGGAACAGGTCCTCCTCATAAGAAACGCTCACGGCTATGGTCTCCGGGAGGATAACCTCCCGCTTCTTCAAATTGGCCCTCGCCCGCTGCGTCATCTCCAGGCGGGTGAGCTCATCGTTCTCTGAGCCAAGAAAGTCGTACAGGCCCCAGCCGAAGTCTGGATCATAGAAGAGATCCCCCGGCTGCATGACCGCCTCCAGTGCGATATTTTGAAACAGGCACTCCAGGTCAGCACAGAGGGGCGCGTCCCCATCCGTGGCTGCTGTGAGCTGCCACGTGTCATCCAGACGGACGTCGATATCGCCGAGTCCCGTCATAGGGTCACCTCCCCGATGATGGCCGGGTCGAGCGCTCCGTTGGGGAGCGAGATGGCGGCCAGAGCCCCGGCCTTCATCTGCAGCCGGGAGCGGACGCTCGGAATCAGCGGGAATCCCTCGTCCGGATTTCCAAACTGATCCACGACCTTCAGGACATACTCATACCAGTTGGCTGTGATGTGCCCCCGGTAGCTGCTCCCAGTCTCATCGTTATGGATGACCAGCTCCTGTAGGTCGAAGGTGTCGTCCAGCTTTTTCGCTGATATCACCCTGGCAAGGAGTACGGCCGGAAGCAGCAGGTGCGGATATTCCGTGGCAACGTATTTTTTCACGACCTTCGTTGTGAACTCTTCCAGCATACTGCCGCTCTCCCCCCTGGTTAGAAATAGATGTACGTGCGAATAAAGCCCGCGTCATTGGTAATCGTGAGTACCCGTGAGACCTCAAACTCTCCGCTGATGAGCGGATGGGTGACAAGGATCTTGTGCGAGTGCTTGACGAAGGGGGCGGAGATGGTCTCCAGCTCCCAGACTCCCCCGGTACGATTCAAAGCCAGGATATTGACGCCATACTCAAAGAAGTAAACCTTCTCCTGTGCCGGCGATGCGCCCCAGTAGAACACGCCGCCCGAGAGGAAGAAGGGCGTCTTGAGGCCCCAGGCTGCGTTGACCGTGTTGATGGCCTGGATGCCGGTCTGCCGGTGGATCGGGAGCCGCTTACGGGTGGGGTAGCTCTGGCTGGAAAGGTCCATCCTGCCGATCCCAGCTTGGCCCAGGATGTAGGCGAGCACCTCCTGGGGCGTCGTATCCAAAAAGGTGGCGTTGATGGAGGTCTGCTCCAGCAGGAGCATTTCATCCTTCAGGACGATCTCATTCGCCGATGCCCCTCCGCTGTAAGGTTTTGCGACATAGCCGGTAAAGACCCCGTCCAGGACACCGTTGTAGCCCATCTCGATCGCCGCCGCATCCATCCTGTCGAGGGATATCCTAGGCTGGAACTGCTCTGTGAAGCGGATCTTCGCCCAGTCGAAATAGGCGGTGCGGGAAGAGTGGACCTCCACCTCTACGCCCTGGTCGAAACGATAGGCCCCGGCCCGGACCGCGATCTGCGGGTAAAACAATTCCGTCGTTTCCATGGCCTCTCCTATCCCAGCTTCGATTCCATGAGGGTGAGCTTCTTTTTGACGGCGCTGGCATCCGCATCATCCTTTGCCGGGGAATTCCCGCGTCCACTGCCCAGATAGCGCCTGTAATCTGCGGACAGATTTGACGTAGCGGAGGACGCGGAGGAGGCAGAGGAGCTGCCCGCCTTTTTCGCGGTGATCGTCTGAGGGATATACTCCCAAAGCTCCAGGGTGACCGGAAGCTGTCCCTTCTTATTCTCGGCCTTGTGGGTGAGTTTCTTGAAGAGGACCCTCTCAATCCCGTGAGCCGAGACGTCCTCGCTGACAATGGGGATGGGCTGTGGGACGCTCTGGCCGGGGCCCCGGAAAGCCGCCCGGAGTACAGCGAGACGCTGGTATTTGGTTTGAGACTCGGTGTCGTCCAGAATGAGCTCAATGTTGACCTTGGCGTCCTCATAGCCCACGGCCTGCTTGGGCTTGACCGCGCTGCCCTCCACCTCCTGCTCGTCGATCCTGGCCGACTCCGTGACCTCGATGCTTTTTACGAGGCCGGGGAGGACGACGCCGTTGAGCTTGATGCACTGGTCTTCCATATAGATCATGGAGCCGTCCTCCCTCCTTTATGCGGGTTGCAGTGCTGCGTCCGGATCGCCGTCGTCCTCCGCATCCTCGTTGGCCTCCGAATAGCTCTCCAGTTCCTTGAGAATCTCCAGGATCTGCCGCAGGTCTTTGATAGTCTTGAGGTCGGTGGGGATGATGACCTTCTGGATGATGACCTGCTTGGCGGAGCCGCCGCTTCCGGCGCTCTCCTCGCCGCCGTCCTTGCCGCTGCCCGGGGGACCCAGCGGGATCTTTCGGACCGGCTCGCGTTCCAGCCTGGCCCTGGTCAGCTTCAAGCCCTGCTCGGCGGCCTCTGCGGGCGCGTCCTGCGCCAGCTTCAGGCCGTGGGCATAGGTGGTCATGGTGCGCTGTCCGGAGAGGGTCAGCGTGGACAACGGGCCTTCCTTGGCGTCAGAGAATGGGAGCAGGTTGCGGATCTTCTGCAGCCCGCCTTTGACCGTATCCACCGCGCCGGTGAACGCCGATTTGATGCCGTTAGCAAAGGTGGTGACGATCTTCTTGCCCGATTCAAAAAACCAGGAGACCGCGCCGGTAATGATCTCTTTTACACCCTTGATCCCGTTGGAAACGGCCTCCCTGGCTGCCGTGATTTTGGTTGTAATGCCGGTTACGATGCTCTGGAAGAGCTGCACGACAGCGCCCGGGATCGCCAGCAGCTTCCCTTTCAGGAAGCCGAGGACGGCGTTGACGCCGTCGCGGAACCACTCGCACTTGTTGTAGAGCAGCACCAGGGCTGCGATCAGGGCCACGATCCCGATCACGATCCAGGTCACGGGGTTTGCCAGAAGCGCTGCCGTAAAGCTCCAGACGGATGCAATCAGCGGCGTCAGCGCACCCTTTGCCAGCAGGAATCCGGCCTTGAGCAGCTTAAAGCCGGAAATGGTCCTGGTGATGATCAGGCCAACGCCGGAGACCACCGTGATAACGGTGCCGGCTACGGCCAAGAATCCTCCGAGGGTCAGCACCACCAGCATGATCGCCCGGACCAGTTCCTGGTTGTTCTCGATCCAAGTCCCCGCCTTCGTCAGCACCTCACTGCCCTTTGCCATGGCGTCGTTGATGGTGGGGAGCAGGCTGTTGCCGATGGACTCGGTGACGTTATGGATCTGCTGCCGGAGGCGCTCATAGCGCTCCGGCTCGGTCTCCTGGATGGCGGAGGCCATCTTCTGGGTGACGCCGGTACCCTGGCCCATTGCATCATAAAGACTGAGAATGTTGCCTTCCAGGTCGCCGACCTTGCTGTACATCAGGTCGATGAGGGCGACTGCCTCGGTGTCTCCGAAGGCTTTTTGCAGCTCCATTTTCTCAGCCGCGTCCATGGTCTCACCGAACTTGCCCCGGAGGATATCCAGGATCTCCGGCATACTCAGGAGCTGGTTGTTGGCGTCGAGGAAGGACAAGCCCAGCGCCTCGCCGCCCTTGGCGGCAGACCGGAGGAAGGCTTTGTACTTGGTGCCCGCCTCGCTGCCGCCCATGGTGGCCTGGAGCATGCCCAGCACGGAGAGCTGCTCCTCCAGGGGGACCTGTGCCGTGGTGGCCGATGCACCCAGTGTCTGGATCGCCTGGGCCATACCGGAACCCGAGGTCTTGAAGGCACGGACGCTCTCAGCGATACCCGCCGAGAAGATCTCTCCAAACTCCAGGTCGGAAAGATCATCATAGTAACTTTTGTAAATGCCGTAGCCCGTGGCAAAGAGGGACGTCATCTCTCCCGCCGTGGACTTAGTCGCCTTTGCCGTCAGGGCGGCCAGGCTGGTAAACTCGGCTACTCCCTCATCGGAGAGGGATGCGATGCCGCTTTTGATGTCATAGGCCGCGCTGATGAAGTCAGCCTTCGTCGTCCCCGCCCACTGATCGGAGAAGCTGCGTGCGGCGTTCTCTACAGCGCCCAGATCCCGCACACCCAGGGAGGCCAGCTCGCCGATGGCCCGGCGGGTCTCGAAGGTTGCCTCCACCGGAGCGAGGGCCGCGCCGGCGATCTGCGTGCCCATTTCCTGCATGACCGCGCCGGCCTTGGCCGCGGAGCCGAACGCCTGGCTCAGTGAGTCCAGCCTGGTGACGTCCGCCCCCACCTTGGAGGCGATGCCGGCCATGGGCCCGCTGAGGTTGTCGATCATGTTCATCACAAGCGACAGCTTGAATACGGACTCTAAGCTCATGTGCTTCACCTCCTGGGGGCGGCTGCCGTCACTCGGTAAATACCTTGACGATCGCCTGCGCGACGATATTCACCTCCAGCTCCTGGATAAGCCTGGCCTGCGCCAGGCAGTCCAGGAACTCGTCGAGTCCGGCAGTCTCAGGGTCAAACCCCTCTAAGAGAGGCGGGGGGAGGAAACGGTAGATCTCCAGCAGGCCGGAGCTGATTCCGCTTTCCCGCACCCCCGCGACCCGCTCCCTTAGAGCTTCTTCAAATTTGCCGTATTGGTTAGGCCCAGAATTTCCGTGAGCTTATTGCCGATGCTGATGGCGACGCCGGGATATTCCTCCATATCGCCCGTCAGCCGGTCCTTATCCTCGTCAATGACGGCATCCAGCATGAACACCTTGCTCGCCTTCGTGATCCCGATCTGGGACGCGCTCTTGACGTAGCGGTCATAGCTGGCAACAGAGGGGCGCTTGAAGTAATAGGAAAACTCCTTTTCCTCCTCATCATCTACGGGGATCGTAAGGCCCACGCGGTAGACCTTGCCTCCATACTGGGCCTTGAGCGTCTCCGCACGGGAGACCTCCGCAGCCCTCTTCTCAGCTTCCATGGTGCGCACTCCTTTTTCTCAAAAATCTTGTCCCCGGCGCGGGCCTTAAACCGCCTGCACGCCGTTGGTAATGATGCCGCCGACGATCATCAGGTCCACGTCCACGCTCAGGGACTTGTCGCCCTGGGCCGCCTTGTGAGTACGCTTGATAGGGCGGACCTTCTTCAACTCATCGGTGGAGATCGCCTTGCCGTTGTCGGCATAGGATACTACGATAGAGGGCAGCTCCAGATCATAGAAGCTGACACCCCGGGCTTTGCAGAAGGCCAGCAGGTCCTCGTAGTCATCCCGGAGCATGGACAGCTTGCCCGACGCCTTATAGTTGCCCTTGCCGAAGCCGCGAGGCTTGTAGCCTCTGCCGTAGCTCTCCTCCATATCCTGCTCATCGTCGTAGCTGATCTCCTGGACCACCAGCACCAGGCCGGGGAATTTGACGTCCACGTCGCCCCAGTCATAGTTCTTGCCGTTTACTTTGAGCATGGTATCGTCCTCCTTCCCTTATGTCGTAGCCGGTGCGCGGCCCAGGTCTACCTCGATCTCCCGGATATAGCCCCGGGACTGGTAGCGGATCGTGACGTGCATAGTCTCGTCCTCCAGGATGGTCTGCTCCTGTCCCTCGGGGACGGTGATCTCATAGGCGCTGATCTCCTGATTGTCCACCATACGGTCCAGCGGGACGGCCAGGAATTTAGCCTTGGCCTCCAGCTCGCCCTGCACGTCTTCCAGGTCGATGTCGTCGCCCAGGAGGAGCAGGCCCTCCTTGCGGGTCTCCCGGATGATCTTGTTCCTGGGACGTACATCCTCCGCGTAGCGGTAGTCGCTACCGTCCGGGCACATCATCTTGGCGTGATAGACATAGAAGTAGTCCAAACCGTCATACTCCCGGAAGGTCAGGTAGCCCGCCACATCCAGCAATTCAATGATGGAGTTGTCCATGGCGGCGGGCAGCAACTCCTGAAGCTGCGTCTTCTCAATGGAAAAGCCCGCCTCGGCGCGTGTCTTTCCGATGGAAGTCTGGACGGACGCCTTGGCGTACAGGCCGGAGACCAGTGCGGCCAGGTTTACGATTTGGGTCTTGCCGTCCAGCATGACCAGCCGGCCCCAGCCCGCCACCACCTGTAGGTCCGTGCTGCGGATCTTTTTTCGGTCCGCTTCCATCCTCAGGGCCCAATTGGTCAGGTCGCCGCTATCCTCCGGATATGCGGCCTCCAGGAGGAAGAAGGCCGGCTTATGGTAGATATCCATAAGCTCCTTTTGGGCGGTACTCACCGCCTGCCAGAGCGCCAGAGCGCTCCCGCCTACGATATGAACGAACTCGAACTCCTGATTGAAGTTCCTGAGCTTCTCAATGGCGGCCAGGACGTCCCCGTTGGTCATCGTGGGGGCGACGGTCTGGAAGGTATAGGTATCCCCTGCCAGGAAGGAACTGGGCTTTTGCTCCGCCTCCGCCGCCTCCGCAAACTTGAGGGTCAGGCCGGTGCCGGTGATCTCATAAGCACCCGATACGGGCACGGTGATCTCATCGGTATAGCTGAAGCCGCCGTCAATGGAAACCGCGAAGGCCGCGGTATTGAGCCCGCCCTGGCCGGTGATCTTCACGATGACGGAAAAGGCGTTGGTGGGCGACCCCTCTACGGTCAGGCTACCGCCGCCGCTGCCTTGGTGTGTCACCTCGCCGGTGCTTCCAGGCGTGCTGGCGGAAACCGGAATGCAGAACAGCCGGTTCGCACCGAACTGAACGCTGGTCATGGCGGCATCCGCCAGAGGGGACAGGCCCAGCGCCTCCTTGATCCTGGCTGCGGTCATGCTTCCCGTGATGACGATGGGTGTATCTGCGGTGATCGGAGAGACGCCGATCTTCACATGCAGGCCGTCGCCTGTCGAGGTAGCAAAGCCCAGCAGGCCGTCCGATATAGTGTGTCTTACATCTCGAAGCATTTAGACCTTCGCCTCTCTTTCTTTCCTGGGGCCAGTACGCCCGTCCATCGCGGCCCCGGTAAAGCCAGCGACCGCTTCGGCGTATTCCTGCCCGGTCATCGTCCGGCCCGGCTTCCAGCCCCGGGCGGCGCATACGCCCGCAAAGACCGCCGCCGGCGTCCTGCTCCGCGTGCGGAGTGTTTCAATGGTGAGCAGCTCCGGGCTTGTCCCGTGCTCCGCCACTGCTGCCGGAGCCACCGTCTGGGTGGTGGCCTCCGGCGCTTTGTTTTTCATCGCCATGTTCTGGCTCCCTTCTATTGTCGTTCTACGCTGGAGATATCCACCTCGGAGACGGGCGCAAAGCCGGTATCCCTGTAGACGCCGCCCTGGAAATTGATCTTCACCTGGACGGCCACCTTGGCCTTGAGCAGCGAGTCGTCACTGTCCACCCAGTCCGCTTCCTCTACCTCGATGGGCACGAAGTTCCCATCCACATAGATCCCAGCATCCAAGCTCGCAATGAATGCCTCAAACAGGGCCTCCACGGCTTCATCGGTGTAATCGCCTATGGTCACAGTAAAGGACAGGGTGCGGTCGAATACCTTCCTCCGTTTGTGTTTCGCTCCCTCCTGGTCTATAAATCGTTTTTTGGAGCCGTTTCGGGAGTAGGTCTCCGAATAGAACAGAACCGCGCCCACGTGCGATTCCAGGCTTTTTGTCAGGGCCTTCTGTGTGGTGTAGGGGTTGGACTTGAGCCCTGTGCCCTTGAGCTTGGCGAGGAGGTATTGTTTGCATGCACTGTAGAGCATGGATCAGGTCTCCTTTTGAATGAACTCTTCTGTTGTGGCCTTAATCTCCTGCATATCCTCGTCGGAGAGTCCCAGGAAGGGCCGGGCCGGGATCGTGATGTGCACCTGCTTTTTGCTGATCCACCTGCCATCCACTTGAAAGCGCAGGGCTTTCTTTCGGTTGGCACGGATCGTGCGCCCCGGTTCGCCGAACTGGTGTGTCGCCGCGTACTTGACGTTGGTGCCTACGGCAAAGCCGGAGGTGTCCGAATGGACCCGGATGGAGTTGCGGAGGCGGGCGGAGTCGATCAGCGTCTTGCCGCCGCCGGCGGCCGCCCGGATGGAGCTGCGCCACCGCCGGTCGTCCGGCCCCTGGCTGCGCTTGAACCGCTCCAGGGTAGACTCTCTGACGCCTGCGCCCAGCGCCGCGTTGATCTTTTTCCTATCCAGTTCCGAGAAACTGCGGAGCTTGCGCAGCAGCGCTTGGGTATCGCCTTCGAGCCGGATGCTGTACATGCTCACATCCCCTTCATCTGGTCCCGGCTGAACAGCCTGGGATTCGACTTCACGGTGAACCCGACAGCCGCCGCGCGGGCCGGATCGTCAGTATCGGCCCCAATGGAGACCTTGCCCTCCGCTACCAGCGTGAGGAACTTGATGGCAGAGTTGTAGCGGGTGAGGTATATCTTCTGGGCGCTCTCCTCGTCGATGCCGAAGCGGGAGTACAGGTTGAAGATGGCGATATCCTTGGAGAGCTTGTTGATGACCTTCGGGGGACGGCTGAGAGGGACGGAGTACCGTTTGGCGAGGTACCCGTCGATCTCGCCGTCCGCGTCCGCGATCGCCTCGTCGATGATGGGGCCGATCAGCGCCTCGCGCTCCTCTTCGTCATGGAAGGTATCCCCGATGATCGAATTCAAGGCGTCGTCCTTAATCATCTCCCGGACCTCAGCCCTGGTGCTGTAGCTCACGCGGACCTCTCCCTTCTCACAGCTCAGGAATCGGAGCTGCCGTCGCTGCCGTAGGCCATCTGCCAGAAGCCGAAGCCCGCATTGCCGCGGCAGTCCACGCCGTACAGGAACTGCTTTTTCATGAAGACGTTGGCGTCGTTCTCATTGGTCAGGGAGACGAACTTGGCTTTCTTGCGTTGCTGGTAGATGAGGGGCTTGATGGGCCGGGTGGTGCACAGCAGGTACCAGGCGGAATCCTTGCCCGCCAGGCGGGGGACGACCACGGGCTTGGCGGTGCCCTGCATGGTGTTTCGGGTGCCGTTGATAAAGTCAGACACCAGGATATCCCGCGCTGCCTTTTCCAGGGCGGGGGGCACCACCAGCTTGTCAGGCACCAGGCCCAGGGGTTCGCCCTTGCTGTTGGTCATGGACATCATGGCGGTGCGGGCCGCTACATAGGCGTCCAGCGTCAGTTTTGCAGTTCCCTTGTTGCTGAAGCTCTTGCCGCCTACCTGGTGGTCCGCCGCGAAAAACGCCTTGCCGTCGTAGCACAGTTCGGAGAAGCCGTTCTTCAGCAGCTCAAAGATCAGCTTGTCCGGATGCGCAGCGGCGGCCTGCGCCAGGTTCTCCACGCTGGGATTGTACAGGCCGATCTTGTCGTCCTCCACCGCGTCCCGATCCACACCGAGGGTGAGCTCGAAAGGCTTGTTGCGGATGGTATAGCCGGAGGCGGTGAGGTTCTGGATCTCACGGTCGCCGATCCACTCCCGCATACCGGGGATGTCGCCCAGCCAGGCGTAGGTCTCGGCGTCGGTGGTGGAGGGTGTGACCATAGCCACCTCCGTGTACATGGGCGTTACGCCCTCAAATGCCTTGTTGAACAGGGTGTTGAAGCCCATGTAGATCCCTCTCAGGGTCTGGGGATTGATAATCATAATGATGCGTCCTCCTTACTTTATTAGCCGCTCGCCGCGACCGTCAGCCCATAGCCGATCTCCACGGCCACGCCGCTGTCGTCTACCCGGGTCACCAGGCCGGCCACGGATGCGCCGGTCGCCAGGGCCGTCACCGTCTGGTCATCCTCCATATAGCAGGGCTTGAGGACGTGGGCCGCAGTAATCTTATTGGATGTAGTGGCCGTGTTGGCGAACACGAACACGCCGCGGGTAACGCGGATCAGCACCGCGCCGTCCGCGCCGGTGTTCTCCACGGTCTCCTCCGCCCGGCCGGCTGCCGTCAGTCCGGCGGCCTTCTTTCCGGGGATCGCGTAGCCGTTGGCGTCCAGGGCCACGAGGGCACCCTGGTAGATGGTGGTGCTGCCCTTCATGGGCAGCGCGAGGGTCTTGCCGCCATTGGCGATCTCAATGGTATCCCTCGCACTGGTCAGTGCTGCCATAGTGGATCACTCCTCCTTCAGGTTGTACTTTTTCACGTCTTCCGGGTCCAGGCCAAGCTGCTTGCACACCAGCATGGTCGCCTCGTCCAGCGTCCCGCCCTTGAGCGCCATGGTCCCGTCGCCCAGCAGCTCGCCCATGGGCACCACCTGCGGGGCCTTCTCCACAAATGAGGCAAAGCCCTGCGGGTTGTCCAACGCATACTGCCTGGCCCAGTCCTTCTGCGCCGGGGCAATCTTCCCGGCCTTCAGCGCCAGGGTAACGGCCGCGTCCGCGTCACGTGCCGCGGCCTGCTGTTTAAGGGTCTGGATCTCCGCCTTCAGATCCACGCCGTCAATCTTACCGCTCTTCAGTTCCATGATCCTGGCGGTAACATCGGCCACAGGTGCGCCGGCCTTGAGGCCCACCAGCTCGCACACTGTCTTGTTCGCCACCACGCTGTCATCCGCGGGCGGCTGCGCCCCCGCCTTCAGGCTCTTGTTTTCATCAACGCAAGCCTTGAGCGATTCCAAAATCTGCTCCTCCGTGGCGTCCGTACCAAGCCCGAGCAGCTCCGCGAGTTTCTGGATGTCCATGATGTGTTGTCCTCCTTCAAACAAATCAGAATTGACGATCGGCGTCATATGCTCGATCGCCGGTGTATTGGTCAGCGCCAGGGAGTGCAGCCCCGTCGCTTTCCCATCCGACCTTCGGACTGTGACCACAGGGGAGAGGTAACGGTATTCCTTATTCTCCAGGTACTGTGCCCCCCTGGGCGTCCATTGGACCACAGCCATGATCTGGCCGCCCTCCAGCTTCAGCTCTTTGACCCAGCCTGCAGCGGGCGCTTCCACACCCTTGAGCGTCTGGTGCTCGTAATCCACGACCAGATCCACCCCGCGTTGAGCGATTTGCGCCTTCATTGCCTGAAAGCTCTCCTCGTCCACGTCGAACTCGCCCTTGGAACTCACCACGTGGCCCAACGGGAGGACAGGGATGACCTCCGGGACTCCGTCGCCCACCGCCATCTGGCCGCCCTTGAGGATGAGATAGTCCTTCATTTTGACCTTGGCCTCCTTCTGTATTTGCCTTAAACTGCTTCAAGCCGCGTTAGCACGCGTGCGCACGCACCTTCACGGGCTTTTCCAGCGCTCCGGGCCCTGGGGGATACCCCCGGTCCTTGCGCCGCTCTGAGGGCCGTCTCTGGCCGTCCGTCCGCCTACGCGCCGCCGCCCTCCTTTTCCCGGGCCCGGTACGCCTTGACCAGCGGCTCAGGGTAGTCCTTCAGGTCGGGCTCAAAGCGTACCTTCGCGGGGTTGGTGGAGAACTGCGGATCGGGCTGGATGGGCGGGGCCTCCGTCTCCACTGTGAGCCCGCGCTGCTCCACCTGCCGCCTGGACAGGCTGCGGACCGTGCAGCGGCACCGAAAGCCGTTGGGCGGGAACCAGGTGTCCCAGACCGGGGAATCCGCCGGATAGACCCTGCCGTCCATCGCCAGATGGCTCGGCCGGGTATGGGTGTCGTTGACCGCGTCGTACTGCCAGTAGGGACGCAGCTGCATGACGGCCGGATCGCTCATCTGCTCGTAGTGGCCCGCGTTGTAGGCCGTCTGCACATTGGTGCGGAAGATCAGGTCGGCCTGGATGGGCGTCATGCCCTCATAGCCCTCCGATTCCAGGAAGCCGTTCATGTTGGCGCGGAACTCGCCCAGAGTGCCGCCCTCCTCCAGCGCCGAGAGCAGCTCTTCGTAAAACCGCTTGAGAATGTGGGCCTTGGTGTAGCCGGAGACCGTAAAGGCCAGGGAGCGGTAGTGCTCTGCTATGCGGTAGAACTGCTCCGCCGTAACAGGTACGCGCTCCTTAAAGTAGTCCACGGCCTCCTGGAACGTCATATCCGTCCGGGTGAAGACGGCGTCAACGTCAGCCATTTCCGGACACCCGCCCCTCCAGATCCGCGTACAGCATGACCTTCTGGAGCAGATCCTCCACCCCGGAGACGTCCATGGCGCGGTACAGCTTCTCCACGGCCCCGTCGTCCTCCATGGCCGCCTTCAGCGCCTCCAGGCTCTCCGCATTCTCAATTAATTTGAGAACAGGTGCGAACGCCTTCTGGAAGCTGCCGGCCCCACGCTTCAGCGCGGCGTCCGCGAGCTGGTCCACGCTCTGCTGTGTTCCGGGGACCGGCCGGTCCTTCAGCGCGAGCTGCGCCCGGTCCGGGGGCTGCTTGAAGGGGAGGGTACCTGCGCCCGCATTGGCGCGGGGCTGTGCGATCTCCTCGGCCGCCTCCGGCTCCGGGATGCTGAACTTCTTGTAAAGATAGCTGGTTGGCACCCGCAGGCCCGTCTGCTGGATCAGCGTCCCCAGGATGTTGGCCATCTGCTCCAGATCTTCCGACTCCTCGCAATCGAAGCGGATGTAGGGGATGCGCTTGTCTTCCCCGAAGTTAAAAAGCACCAAGGGCCGGATGAGGTCGCGCCGGAGCGTGGAGGCGAGGGCCTTGCAGTCGGCCACGGTCAGGTCGTGCCGGACATCGTTGTGGGTCTTGCTCTGGGCGTAGCTGCCGCCCCCGGAGTCCGAGGTGAGCGTCTGGCCGAGGACGGCCTTGCTGATCTGCTCGTCGCAATAGCGGGCGAGCCGCTCGTAGAGGTCGGTCGAGCTGGTCTTCTCTGTGGTGATGAAGTCGATGGTCGTGCCGTCCGGGATGATGCCCGCGGCGTCTGCGCCGATCTGTACCAGCGCCTGCATGAGGGCTGCCTTGTCCGACTCGCTGGCCCCGGCTGCGTACTTGCCCAGACGCAGAGGCAGGCCGTAGACCTCGGCGAAGGCCACCCAGTCCTTCAGGTCATAGTTCTTGAACAGGTACATCCAGGCTGTGACCCGGAGCACGCCTGCCCGGGAGGGGTGGCCGCTGCGGGCTTTGTACCGGTGGACGATGAACTTGTTCCTGGGGAGCAGCAGCCCCTCCGAGTGTTCCTGCGTGCGCACCTTGAAGGTGTCATCCAGGCTGTCCCAAAAGAACCGCTTCTGCTGCCGGGAACGGATCTCCTGTACCGCCACATGGCCCTCGTCATAACCCCACATGATTTCACTGACGGCAAAGCCCTTGCCCACGGCGTCCAGAAGGTCGGTCTCCACATCCTCAAAGTTCTCGATGGCCCCCAGTTGCTCCCCAATGAAGTCCGCGATCTCCTTGTCCCGGGGGTCGTCCCCGAAGGGGATGACCTCATAGTCCAGGCCGGTGACGGCGTTCTTCCGGGTCTGGAGCTGGCTGAACAGGTGGGGGTCCTTCTCCTCCATCTCCTCAAACAGCTCCATCTGCCGCAGCACATCCCCGGCGTCCGCCTCCCGGAAGATCTCCGCCAGCCGGACGGGGGTGAGGCCGTTGCTGGGGTATTCGCTGTATTTGTCCGAGACGTGGGCCACCGCGATCTCCCGGCTGTCCGGACGGGGGATGGGCGCAGCCCGCACAGCCTGCGGCTGCTGCCGTTTCCTCTTTGATTTGCTCATAGTCCTTACTCCTAATACGCCCCGCGCCGGAAGCGCATCGCCCGGCTCTGCACGCTCTTATAGTCCACGCGGGTACCGGCCTTGACGTCCAGCGCCAGCTTTACCGCCATCTGCAGGCCGTCCGGGCCGTCGTCGTTCTTCCCCATGGGGTACTCCGTCATCTGCTTCAGCAGGGTCTTGTGCTTCTTTGAAAATTTGATGTAGCCGTTTTTCACGAAGGGCTGCAGGGACTGGATGCGGGCGTCCTTGTTCTGGGTGGAATTGATCTCCTCGATTGGGAGATACTCTCCGACCGCTGCGGCCTTCTGCCGCATGATCTCCGCAAAGTAGTATTGAAACTGAACCGTCTCCACGCCGAACTTGTAGTAGGGCCGCTTGAAGTCCCGCTTCAGCCGCCGGCTGGCTCCCAGCGCGTCCTCGATGATCTGGTCCGGCTTCCGCTTTGCGATGTCCGCAATGACCACATACAGGTATCCGGTGGAGGTGTCCTTTGCAATCGCAAAGATGGAGCTGGTGTCCGACTTCCTGTTCTTCCCCAGGGAGGGGTCATTGGCCCCGATGAACAGGAACTTCGGGTCTGAGAAATCCGGCTGCTGCTTCCCATCGTCATCCCAGAAGTCAAACCATTCCTCCTGGAACGTGCAGTTCTCCGGGTCGATGGGATCGTTCTGGATTTCGCTGTTGAAGCTCGCCTCGCCCTCAGAGATGCGGATGACCATGAGGTCATAGTAGGAGAGCTTCTCCTCCCACAAGACCTCAGTTCCTTCCAGCATCGCCTCGCGGTTCGCTTGGAAGAACTCCAGTGCGTCCTCCTGTCGGTCGTCGTTGGCGAGATCGGTGAAGATGGACTCCCATGCGTCCCATAACTCGCCGTTTGTGGCGAAGCTGATGACGCCCTGATAGCGCACCGACTTGTAGCTCGGGTTCTTCGCTACGTTGGCAAGCAGCGCGTCAAAGTGGAGCAGCGTGCCGATATACACGATATCCGTGTAAGTGTCGCCCGCCTTGGAGACCGCCTTATAAAACCAGTCCCGCAGCTTCTTCCGCTGCTCCGGGGTGTTGACATTCTCGTCGTTCTCCAGGTCGTCGCAGACGATGAGATCGGGCCGCCACTGCTTATGCCGACGGCCGCGGATCTTCTTGCCGGAGCCGATCGCCTCGATCTTGACCCCGTTGGCAAGCAGGATGACCGACGCCTTCCATACCTTGCCCTCCAGCGCCCCGAAGTCCTCCTTCAGCGCCGCATTCTCCTCCAGCTCCGTTTTGATGTCTGCCAGGAAGCCCTCCGCCTGCTCGGAGCTGTCCGAGAGGATAATGATGTAATGCTTGTAGGCATAGAGGGCAGCGTGGAGGTCGTCCTTGAAAGTGATGTTGGTGCTCTTGGCGTGGCCGCGTGGGGCCTCGATCGCACGGCGGCAGCCGTCTGCCCGGTTGATCTGCTTGGCCTCCCGGACGGGGTCGAGCCCCTTCATCACGCCCTCCCTCCATATCCGGTCAAGTTCTCCGTGGAACGCCGGGGAGGGCCGGACGAAGTAGTGGGAGAGGTAGGCCCGCCCGAAATATTCAAGGTCGATTGCCCCGAGCCTCCGGCGTAGTCCCTTCGGCCCGGCCAGCTCTTTCCCGGCCCGGAAGTCCCGGAGAAGCTGCGCCCGCTGTTCGGGGAAGTTGCCGCCACGGACAACATAATCAAGAAAAAGCTGCCGCTGGTATGCACGGTTTGCGACCACTTCGCGGTCTTCCGGCTCCTCGAGCCGTTCGAGGTATTCATTTAGATTAATCTTCGCCATCGGTCAGCACCTTCTCTCTCGCCCGCGCAAGTACGTCATGCAGCTCTCCCACGAGCTCCGGGTGCTGCTTGATCGCCGCCATGAACTCGACCTCCATCTGATCGAAGGCGAGCTCCGCCTTTTTCTTGAGGTCTGCTCGGACACGCTTCTCATAGGTCGCGTTCCGGGCCAGGGAGGCGATGAGCCGCCCCGCTTTGTCGAGGGGCATTTCCTGGAAGTCGTCCTCGGCGGTGCTGACCCGCTGCATGAGGCCGTCCATGAGCACCATTGACGCCGCCTTCGTGTAGTCGAGGTCGGGGTGCGCTTCAACGGCCTGGGCGATTGCCTGAGTCCTCTGGATGGTCTCGGCGACGCGCTGCGCGGCTTGGGTGGTTCGGATAGCATACCGACCGATCGCCGACCTGCTGATCTCATACCCTTCGCTCTTGAGCCATACAGAGAGCTCCTCGTAGGTGTTGGTGGTGTCGGATAGCTTGACGTCGAGCTGCCCCTTAATGTCATCCGGGAGCTTGTCGATCGTCGAGCTCACCCGTGTCCGGCGTCGCTCGTTCTTAGACATCGACGCCGGGGTCGTCGATCGTGCTCTCCAGAAGGTCCACGCCCCTCCGGGTGAGCTTGATGACGGCATCCTTCCGATAGGCGTTGTAGGCATTGGCCACGCGGCTCGTAAACGTGATGTAGCCGGCCTCCTCCAGATACTCCAGGTGCTTTGAGATATCCGGGGAATAGATCAGGCCGTCCGCCACAAGGGCGTTGGTGATCTGCCGGACGAGCAGCGCATTGTGGTTGCCCTTTGCCAGGGCCCGGATGATATAGCCCCGGATCGCCTTGTTCCTGCTGACTTCCTGCTCCGTCAGTTCGTCCATGATCGCCATGGGCTCCTAACCCTCCTTTCTTGTCCCTCCGCTTCCGTAGAGGATCTGATCCAGCTTGTCCTCCACCCGGTTCATCACCCGGATGTAGTCCTCCCGGGTGACATACACCAACGGGAGGTCCGCCTTCAGGTCGTTGAGTTTCTCATCCACCTTGGCGATCTTATCGGCGGCCTCCCGCTTTGCTTCCGCGATCTGCGCGGCGGCCTCCTTTTTCGACTCGGCGATCTGGGCGGCGTTCTTCTTGTCTGCCTCTTCCAGCGAGGTGAGCGTCTTCTTGATAAAGAAGGTGAGTGCGCCCACGACGAGGGTACACAGCAGCGAGGCCGACGCCCCGATGACGGCGGTGATCTGGGTGACTTCCATGCCCGGCCTCCTTTAAGGCTCCGCCGCTGCGCCCAGCACGGCCTCCAGCTCTGCGCCAGTCAGGATCGCGCCTTCCGGCACCGTCATCCCGGCCCCGGCCTGCTTCACCTTCAGCACCGCGTCCTCGATGCAGTTCGTCAGATACCGGTCGAAGCTGCCCAGGTTCTCCGTGATCACCCGCTGTGCCTCCGGCGCGATGGACCCTTTGACCTCCTCAAAGACCCGCCTGCCCAGGGCGGCCAGCTCCTCCCGGCTCGCATTTCCGCTCTTCACCGCTTCCCGCAGCGCCTTCGCCGTCGTCTGCTCGGTCGCCCCCACAGACAGCGTCGCCAGCCGCTCCACGTCCGAGATCGCGTCCTCCAGCGCTTTGCGCCCCGCCTCGTCCGCGATTCGTGCCGTCTGCGCCTTCAGCTTCGACGCGCCCAGCCGGATGTAGTACACCGCGTATGCGCCGGCCAGGGCGATTACGGCCAGCACCACGTTCAACAGCGCCTCGCTCGCGGCGCTCTGGATGGCTTCCATGTTCATGCTGCGCCCCCTCCTTGTGGCAAAAAATAAGACTACGAGCAAAGCTCGTAGTCTTAGGGTACACGGTTTCCTCTGCGTTCTCTATTGAAGTACTTCAAAAGTTCCCCGCGAACAGATCCATCTGGTTTTCGTCCAGGCCCTCCGCCTTCAGGATCTCGTAGATCCACCGCTCGGACAGACCGTACTTCCGGGCCAGCGCCTTGTGGTTCCCGCCGTCGAACTCCGCACGGATGTTGGCGTTCCGCAGCTCCGTCAGCAGCTTGTCCAGCTCGGGGAAGTACATGCCGCTCCCGCCGAACAGCTCCGCCAGCCGCACCGTGTCCGGTATGCCAATCTCCCGCGCCATGGTCTGATAGGGCTCCGGAAAGCGTTCCGCGGGGAGCTCATTCAGCCACTGCTGCTGCGCCTCGTCCAAAGCTGCCGACCTCCTTTCCTATGCTCTTCCGGCCATTTTCCCCAGGATGCCGAACAGCTCGCCCACCGTGACGCCCTCGCTGAACTTCGCCGCCCAGTAGTCCGGGCTGTCGATGACCCCGGCGGCCTGGAGGGCCGCCAGGCCGTCCCGCTGCCACGCCGGGAATCCGGCCAGCGCTTCCGGCTCCGGGGACGGGGCGGGGCTCTGCGGCGTCTCCTGGGCCAGGATCTGCTCCAGCAGCTTCACGATGCTCGCCCCGTAGCCCGGGCCGGGGAAGGCCCAGCCCTTGCCCTGGGGGTTGTCCGCCGCGCCCAGCCACTCCACATACGGAGCGCACCCTCGCGTCACAAGGGAGAATCGGGGATCTACACAGGCGTTGGCCAGCGCATCCGTGCAGGCATATGCCTTCAGGTGCTGGATCTGCGCCCGCACACCGATCCGTGGATCGGGGAAGATGGCCGCCTGCCCCTGGGCGTTTCCGTTCAGGGCCCCGATCCCCGCGTAGTTGTTCTGCTCCGGGAGCACGATGCCACCGTACCGGAAGAAGCCCGTCTCCTTCAGGCTCTGCGCCCAGGCCACGTCGCCGCGCACGCCCTCAGCCGCTCCCTCCTCCAAAAACATTTGTGCCAGCTCCTCTACCGAGCAGGCCGGCAGCCTGGGCGCTGCGTTCCTGCTCCGGCAGAACAGCGCCATCTGCTGGGCCGTGGCCTGGGCCGTTCCCAGGATGGCCGTCTTGCCCTCCGGCACGGCGCTCAGACCGTAGTGCTCCGCCAGCACCTCCGCCTCCGCAAGCGCCAGACCGGCCAGGTGGATGTCCGACAGCAGCCATTGCGCCGCCCGGGCGTTGGTGTGGAAGCTGTGCTCCACCAGCAGGTATTGCGGCGTGCCCACCGCCCGGGCCCCGCGCAGCACGCCGTAGTATTCGTTCCCGGCGCTGTTCTTCCGGATGGCCGTCCGCCCTGCCTGGGCCGTGCCCATCTCCGCGCTGATCCGCGCCGCCAGCTTACCCGCCAGCACGTCCGAGCCGTTCAGCCCGTCATAGGCCCGGTACACCACCGGGTAGTCCACGCTCTCCGCCCCGCAGGCGTTGGAGTGCAGACTCAAGAACACGTCGCACCCCTTGGACGCCGCGCCCCGGTCATACACGCCCATCTTCGTGTCAATGCTGGCCCGGGTGGTAACCACCTCAAAGCCTAGCGCCTCCAGCGCCGTCTTCAGCTTCAGGTGCAGGGACCACATGGCCGCGCTCTCGTAATACGTCTTTACTACCGGGCTCTGGTTGTACCGGCTTCCCACGTGCCCGGCGTCCAGGCAGATCCTGATCTTATTCATCGCCGTCGCCCTCCTCGCCCGGATCGTGGTAGATGGGTTCCCCATCCGCTTCGTTGATCTCCGGCTCCTGGGCCGGTGCGCTGGTGGCCGCCGGAGCGGCCTGCTTGCTTTTCTTCGCCATGATAGATTACCTCCTATAGATCAAATCGGTATTGCTCCGGCGTCTCTGCCCGGACGGACAGCACCCGGACTTCGCCCAGCGGCTCCAGCAGGATGGCGACGTCCTCCTTGACGCCTTGGACGTCCTCTGTCGGCGCGTCTACGTTCACTACAATGGTCAGCATCCTTTCTCCCTCTCTTCCCTCAGAGCATTCTTCGCAGCCTCCGACCATTCGAATTCCGCGCACCCCTTGTAGCCTGGCAGCCAGTGCCAGCCGCCCGGGTGGAGGCAGCCCCGGTCCTTTTGCCCGTCCCATCGGCAGTTATGGCAATCCCTCCGGTGCAGGGCGAGGTCGATGATGACGCCCATGCTCCTACAGCCTCCACACCGGCATGACTACTTCGTCCGCCAGCTCGCCGATGCTGTAGTCCTTCCGCCCCTCCGCCTCCAGCCGCGCCAGGAATCGGTCATACTCCACCGCCACCTTCAGCAGCTTGCAGATGCCCACCTGTTCCGCGGTCACCTCCGGCAGCTCCGGGCCCATCAGGAACCCAATGGCGTGCAGCAATACCCATTCCGCATGGATGGGATCCCGCCCCAGCAGCGTCTGGAACTCTGACCAGGTCTCCCGGGCAAACTTCTTCCGGTTCAGACGGGGCTTGTCCGGTGGCAGGATGCCCTGCTCCTGAAGCTCCTTTTTTGTCCTGGCCCGCAGGTCCTTCTCCCGCTGGGTCATGCGTTTGCGCTTCACGGTCATACCGGCTTCATCCCTCCTCAAACTCCGGGCACGCCAGCACTCGGTAGCTCTCCAGATCTCCGTTCACCCTCCGCCGGCTGTCCTTCTGGATCTGCACGTCCCGCCGCTCCGCCGTCCAGCCGGGCACCGGCGCGTGCTCCTTCCGGCTCCAGCTGCATCCGGCCCCCGTCTCCGGGTTCGGCACCGCGTTCCGGCAGTGCCAGCACAGCGTTTCCCCGACTTGTCGGAGCGGCAACGGGGGCCCGGGGTTCTTTCTTCCTCCCATTCTCACTGGCCCTCCCCGTGCGGCTGCGGCTTCCGCTGGGCCTCCTCCAGCACGTGGGTCCTGGGGATATAGGTCCGGGTTTCCGTCTTCCGCTCCAGCTTCCGCAGCTCCCCCAGCAGGCGCTCCAGCGCTTTGACCGTGGCGCGGTTTTGTTCCGCCCAGGCCGCCACCGGTCCCGTCTGCTCCGCTGTATCCTTGGCCGCGCGGCGTGTGCGCCGCACCTCCCGCAGCTTCAGCGCCAGACGCGAGCGCTCCGTTGCATGGTGCTCCCCCAGCTCCAGAGCATGCAGCAGATCCTGGGTGGCGGCGTCCGCCTCCGCCAGGCTGGCTTCCGCCATGCGGTGCCGCTCCTCTGCGTCCCGCAGATACGCCAGGAAGTCCTCCAGGCCCCTGCTCACAGATTCATGCTTCATGGGCTGCCTCCCGGCGGGCCATGGCCTTCAGCGCCTCCGCCAGATTCTGGCACTGTGCCGCCGTCAGCCACTCCTGCCGCTCCACCCCGAACATCCGCCGGGCAAGGCCGTTTACCACCTTTTCCGGCTCTGCACGGCCCATCTCCCGGCACAGCGCGTACAGCTTCCGCCGCAGCGCCGCCGTCTCCGGGTTGCCGCCGGTGTCCGTCCGCTTCCGGCGGGGTGCCCGTTGCCCCCCGTCCTTCATCCGGCCCATGCTCAATACCAGCCGCCGCAGCTCCGGGTCCGTCAGCTCCGTCAGGCTAGCCCGCCCTGTCTCCCGGTATATGTATTCGTGCAGGCTCTCCCGGTCCATGCCAAGCCCCTTGGCCAGTCCGTACACGGCCCCATAGCGGTTCTTCTGTGCCGCCGCCATCCGCTCCACCCCTTTCCTAATCCGTGACGCCCGCCTTGATCTGCTCCAACCGGGCGATATTCACCTCATACCCGAACACGTCCCCCTGCTTCCAGGTCGCGCCCACCGCGTTTACCGTGTCCTCCCCGTATTTCTTCAGGGCCTCCTTGCTTACCTTTTCTTCCACCACGATGCAGTCCGTCATCTGCCGGGACTTGAGGCGGCGGATGATCTCCTCCAGCTTCTCCTTCGCGCGGGGCAGGGACACGCTGGTGGACAGCCGGAACCCCACCTCCCCGAAGGTCAGCGTCATGCTCTTCGTTTTGCCCATATCCTCCCGGTGCTCCGTCACAAAGCCCTTGATCTCCCGCTCCAGACGGGCCACCTCGTCCTTATACGGCTTGCTTTCCTGCTCGGCCACCTTCTGCGCGCCCAGTACCTGCTTCTGCATTTCGCTCTCGATGTCTCCGATGGCGATCTGCGCCTCCGCGATCTGCCGCAGCGCCTCGTTCACGTCCTCCCAGTTCTTCAGCGCCGGGGCCTCGATCACCCGTTTTCTTCCCATAATACCGTGCTCCTTTCTGTTCTCTGTGCGTCCTCAGCCGGGCCGGGCAGTCCCGGGGGAGGGGGCCGGGCCCTTCCTCCCATTCCGCCCCTCCGGCCGGCTCGCTGTCATACAGGATGTAGCTCCGTGTGAACACCATGTACAGCCCGAGGGGGGCCAGCAGCACCGCCGCCGTCCCGTCCCGGTCCTCCGGGCGCTCGCCGGTACCGGCCAGTATGCACACCAGCGCCGCGATCCCCACCAGCGCTAGCCCCATCAGCCGCTGTTTTCTCATTTTCGTTGTCCCTCCTCGCACGTAAGGCAGACATACCAGGTTTGCGTCAGGCTGACGCGCCCGCGCAGCTTCTTGGTATACTTGATCGACTGCTCCCCGGCAGGGATGGTCTTCCCGCATTTCCGGCAGATCTGCGCCCGGGAGGAGCGGATAAATCCGATTTCGATCTGCATCCCTGCTACCTCACAGCATCATCATGGCCGACGCCTGCTCGATCACCTTTACCGTCACACGCGCCTCCCCGCTGTCCGCCAGGATGCGCTTCACGTTGGACAGCGTCCGGTCCAGCAGCCGGAAGCACCCCGTCTGCATGTTGCACGCCCGGCTCTTCAGCTCCACCAGCGCCTCCGGCGTCACGTCGAATCCCTTCAGGTACCCTTCCACCTCCGACGGCGACAGGCCCCGAAGCAAGGCGTAGAAGTCTACCCGGTTCGCCATCCGCTCCAGGTACGTCTTGATCTGCACCTCCAGCTTCGGCTCGCCCGCGATTACCAGCCCCACGTCGCTCTGGTCGAAGACGGCACGCAGGATCTCCATCTTCTTTTGGGTGTACTTGCTCACCAGCTTGTCCGCCTCGTCGATGATCAGCAGATAGCCCCGGTTCGTGTTGAAGAAGTCCCGGATGCCGTTCACCCGCTTCCAGATCGTCCCGTACCCGTTGGGCAGGCCCAGGCTCCTCTCGATGGCTTCCACCAGGTCCCGGCTGCTCATCGTGTCGTCGCACTCGATGTACGCCACCCGCGCCAGCTTCGCGTACTCCTTCAGCGTGTGGGTCTTCCCGTACCCGGACCGTCCCACCACGATCCCAAGCCCGATGTACTCCTGGCAGCTCTGGCATACCCCCAGCACCGCCTTTGCATCCCGGCTTTCATAAAACCGCGGCGGCTCGCCGCCCCGCTGCGCCCCTCCCCGGGCGGGCACTTCCACCGCCTCGCCCGTGTGGGCCTCCAGGAATTCCGCCAGCTTCTCCTCCAGGGAGGCCGCGCAGGAATCGTACTTCCCGGACAGATACCGGGACACCGACGTCCGGCTGTACCCGACCTCCTTCGCCACCGCGTGGATGCTGCTGTGCTGGGTGAGGATGTACGCGTTGACCCGCTCCGCCAGACTCTGCTCCCCGGCTATGCCGCTGGTCCGCTCCACTGCTGTTCCTTCCATGCTGTTCGTCCTCCTATCCGTTCATGGCCCTCAGCTTCGTGAGGGCGCTCTCCGCCTTCGCCGCCAGGAACTCGTCCCCGGCTTCGGCTTTCTTCTTCCGGCTCGCCGCCAGCTCGCCCCGGAACTCCTTGTCCATCGGCAGGCTCACCACCTTCTGGGGCCGCGCGGCCTGGATGGTCAGATCCAGCCTGCCCACCACGGCGGCCTCCGCATCCATGCGCAGCTCCGGCGGCATGCGCCGCTCCTCCAGGAACTCCCGGACCAGCGTCTTGTTCCGGTTCTTCCGCCGGTGCAGGGCCTCCAGCGCGGCCTCCGACACTCGGTCCCCAAATTCCAGCAGCTCCGCCGCGTATGCCTCGCAGATCTTGGCCCCGCTCTTGACGTCGTACACATACATCCGGCTCACATCCCCGGCGTCCCAGCGGATGTTTACCCACTTGCCCACATAGAACCCCAGCTCCGGGGCCGTATACAGGGTGTGGAACCGGGTGAAGCCCTGGCTGTTCACCTTGGCCCGCCCCGGCTTCATCAGCAGCATCGCCGCGTACTCCCGCATGGGCGTCGCCTTCTCATAGTGCGGCGCGTGCTCCCACAGCGCGGCGGGCGTCGTCCACCGCTCGCCCGCCTCCTTCAGGCCCCGGTGCTCGTGGGTGTCGTACCACCCGCTCAAAAACTGTGTCAGCGTCTCGTAGAACTCCTCCATCGTCAGCAGCTCCCCGCGCTCCAGCATCCGCTGCACGTCCTTCTCCACCTTGTCCTCCGTGCGGGAGCCTGTCAGGGTGCCCGTGTAGGACGCGAACTTCCGCGAGTGCCGCAGGCAGAACGTTTTGAAGGCCCGTTCGATGGGCTTGTCCCACGGGTGGTAGGGGAGGGACCGCGACCAGTCCCGGGCACCCATCGCCAGGTAGAAGCCCTTCAGCTCCGCGTCCATGGCCCGCTGCTCCATGGCCCGGATATTCCGGTCCTGGCCCAGCGTCTCCCGGTTGGCGAAATCCTTGCCGTTGTCCATGTGTACATGCTTCGGGACCGTCCCCGCCTCGTAGCACATCTTGATGAACGACTCCTTGACCACCCGGGTGTTGGAGTGCTCGCACAGGACCGGGCCCAGGATGCGCCGCGTCCGCATATCCTCCCAGGCTACCAGCACCGGGCGGATCGCCTTCTTCTTCCCGTTGGGGGCCGTGTACTCCACCCACACGTCGAAGGTGTGACCGTCCGCCACCACGTACTCCATCACCTCCAGCGTGGAGGCGTCCCGCTTGCCCTTCACCTGCATCCGGTTCTCCCACGCCCGGTCCCCCCGGGCCGACAGGTACAGCGCGCTCTTCGCCGGCGGCAGCTCCATCAGGTACTTCACATACCGCCCCACCGTCTTCACGCTGGGATACTCCGTCCACCCACGCGCCGCCGCCTGCGCCTCAAACGCCGCGTACAGCAGCGTCACCGTGGGCTTGTTCTGCGAGAACCTCCGGTCAAACCAGATGTTCTCGATGATCGCCTGCTGCTCCGCCGTCAGCGTCGGGAACGTGTCCTTCTCCCGCGGCTTCCGGCACAGCGCCAGCGCACGGAAGTAGTCCCGGCTCTGCCCGTCCTCCCGCTCCAGCTTCAGCGCCCAGGCGTTCGCCTCCAGCACCGTCTTCATGTACCGGTACAGCGTCGGCGGGCTCACGCCCAGCCCCAGCGCGTACCGCTCCGCGTAACCTGTCCGGTCCGGGCCGGCGTAGTCGATGAAGTCCTGCACCCGCGCCGCCAGCTCCACCGCCTCGTAGTACGCCGCCTTGTGCCCCGCGATGTAGCGGTTCAGGTCCGCGTCCACGTACCACGGCCTGCCCTCCGTCCGCTGCGCCACGATCGCCTCGCCTCCTTCCACCTTCTGCGCCGCCCGCCAGGCCCGCCGCCCCTTCGCGCTCAGGGACGAGACAGAGATCAGCACCTCGTCCTTCCCGCCGCTCGCGCGAGGCTGCGTCTTTGTCTGGTACTTCGTTGAATTGCGTTTTATGCACTGCACAAGGGTATTGTATTTGACACCCTCAAAACTCGCTGCTTCTGCCAGTGGGATAAACACTTCCGGCACCTCTGTCCCTCCCCTCCGCCGTCAGGCTGCGATGGCCTTCTCCACGTCCTCCGGGTCCAGCCCAAGGGCCGCGATGAGCGCCGGGATATACTTCGTGCCGGGCCGCACCCCGTGCAGGATATAGCTCAGGTACACCGGCGTCGTCCCGATCTCCGCCGCCAGCTCTGACTTCGTCTTGTCCTGGTCCGCCAGCGTCTTCACCACCAGCTTCCCCAGCGCCGTCAGCCGCTTGTTCCCCTTCCTCATCTCGGCCCCTCCTTTCTCTATGGTTCGCGTGACTTTTTCAGTGCGCCTTGCGCGCTGGTTCGTCTTTGTGCAGAATATGCCGGATGCAGGCCGCTGCCACAGCAAGGAGCACCGCCGCCAGGATGACCGCCGGTATCCCGGTATGCAGCACATCGGCCCAGAACCGCAGGGACAGCAGCAGCAGGAATAACGCGGTCGTTCCGCGGAGGATATAGCCCAGGCACGTCGCCGCATCCAGCGCGATCTGCTCTCCCAAGGATTTCTCCTGTGCGACTGCCTCGACTGCCTCATAAGTTTCTTCGAAGATATCCGGCTTACAGGGGTATTGCTCGCCACGAAGGCCGGTGATGATCCAATCCCCTTTTTCCCCCTTCAAATCTCCTTCTAATGTGTGTATCGTGATCGCAGTATCTGTCTGGTACGCTTCGACAATCACGGGCTTTTTCCTATATTGCCCCATGCCTCTCCTGCTCCTTTCCAATTCCCGCCCCCTGCGGTATAATGTCCTCGGGCTTCCTGCCCGGATGGGGGGTGAGTATCTTGTTGATAAATGCCTTGATTCCCGGCCTGCTGATCGCTATTGTGACCATGCTCGGAAACTATGCCGCAAACCGGAAGCAAATAAAACACGATAACCTGCGGGCCGCCAAGAAGGAAGCCTACGAGGCGTTCTTTCTTCCTTTTATTTCCCTCATGTACAGCGAGAGCATTTGGGATCTGAATTTTTCAGAGTTTCCAGAAAAGACTCAGGTGGAGTTTTACCGGCTGATTATGAAAAACATCCGATATATGAATGATGAGATTCTTGACTGGGTCGATATTTTTCACGACCATCTCGGAGGCAAACTTATAGGCGACAAAACAGGAGACTACGGAACCCTAACACCCGAGCATTTGAACGAGGTGTTTGACAGTCTCGCTGAGGAGGTCCTGAGGTATGCCGCCTGTTTAGCAGATGATCTGTATCAGCCAATGCTGGGTGAACATGCGATGAAGTTATACCTTGGGAATTTGCCGGATAAAAAGTCTGGTGTGGCAGCGCGAATCAGGAGATTTGTGCGGCGATGTAAAAGATGACTGCAAGCAGCAGTAGGCCAAACCCTATCTGCCGGACAGCCCGGATGCGCCGCCTTCGGCTCATATACCGCCACCCGTCTGCAATGTCATCAAGGCCACTGAAGATACTTTGTGTTGCCGGAATAAGGGCAAAATACAGGATGACGGACAAAATCATATGTTCCTCTGCCATGGCTATTGCGGAGTATGACCGGGGGTGTCAGCGTTGACCTCTTGGTCGATTGCCGTGAATACCTCGCCCAGGTGGAGGAGATCCCTGGCCTTGCCCGCCATGGGACACTCCCCGCACGGGGCCGCCCCTTGCCCGGGCGGCTCCGTTTTCGTATGCGCCGCCCGGTACTTCTGCACCGCGTAGTTATCCCGGTACATCCACCGCAGCTCCTGGAACTCCTTCCGCAGCGCCCCCCGCAGCACCAGCGCCGGGTACCCGTCCGCCGTGTCCAGGGCCTCGTCCAGCTCTCGCGCCATCTGGAAGATGTTCCGGTACACCGCGCAGTCGTTGTCCGGGCACTCCGCCTCCAGCGCCAGCCCCAGGGCGTACACGTTCCGCGCCGGGGCGCAGGGCCCGTCCAGGTGGGCAAAGGTCTCCCGTGCCTCCGGCTCGGCGCATCGCCGGAACACGTCCGGCAGAGTGTAGCACTCATCCTCCGGCAGCATGCCCAGATCGGTGAGCGCCACCTTGTACCCCTGCAGCGCGTGGGTCGCCGTCACCTCGTCCACCTCCGGGTGGTGCCGGCTTTCGATCAGGCCACGCAGCGTCTGCTCCCACCCGGCGATCAGCATCTGCGCGTCCACTTCCTCCACCGACACGTCCTCCGCCGTCTCCGTGATCACCGTCACCTTCCGCTCCGGCTCCTCCACGTCCAGCTCGCTCTCCAGCCCCCGGGCCTGCTCGATGGCCGCCTCCAGGCTGTCCGCGTCCTCGTACTCGAACACGTCCCGGTCGATCTCCAGGTGCCCCGTGTACAGCTCCGCGTCGATCACCCCGTAAGTGCCCAGCGTCTCATACTCCCGCTTCTCGCGCTCGTTGAACCGCACGACCAGGTACCCGTTGATCTTCTTCAGTTTTCTCACTTTTCCTGTCCCTTCCTTTCGTCGCGCCCTGCCATCGTCAGGCCGGGTAGGGCGGCTCCCGGCGACGCCCCGAAGGGCGTTTCGGCTTATTCGCCTTTGGGTTCCAGTGCGTCCAGAGCGGCGGCCCGGGTCTCCATCTCCTTGGCCCGCTTCTCCTCCTTGCGGTACTCGGCGACTGACTCCTTGAAGCCCACACAAGCCGGATTGTCGGCACAGAGGGCCATCATGTGGGCGGCCTTTGCCATCCGAGCCCGGCTCTCCTCGGCCTCGCCCGTCGCCATCATCCAGAGATCGCGCCGGAGCTCCTCGGGGAAGGTGCGCTTCGCAAGTCTCACGGTGAGGGCTCGGTTCTCGTCCTTCAAGGTCTCCACCAATCGGCCCAGCTCCTCAAGCCGCTCCTGTGAGCGGGCGGCGTCTGTCTTGACGGCGTTGTAGTCCCCGCCCAGCTCCCGGAGCTCCTCCTCGGCGGCCTCGTATCTGGCCTTCATACTGAAAGCGAAGTCGTTCTCAATGTTGTCCTCGGCATCCTGGAAGCATCCCTCGAACGCGGTCGCGAGGTAGGACTGCGGGCCCAGATCCTCGACGAGTTTCTTGATGGTCGCCAGGGCGTCCCGCTCCTGGTCTTTGGTGGCGGGGACGTTCTCGGCGACGAGCTCGACGTCCGTGATGGTGCTGCCCTTGACGCGGACCTTGAACTCCTTACGGGCTGCGGCCTCGCTGCGCTCGACGATCTGCGTCTGCAAGCTCTTGTCCTCAAGCTCGTAAGTGATGCGATAGTTGTTCATGCTGCTGCTCCTTCCTGTTATGTGGGTCATTGTCCCAGTGCCGGAACCACCCGTACCCGGTCCGTGTGCTTGTGGAGGATGACCAGCTCCCCCGTCGGGGCCTCCCGTACCACCAGCCAGTTCTCCGGCGAAAGCCCTGCCTGCCCCAGCCGGATCTTCTGCTTCCGCGTCGGCTTCTTCCCGTGCCGCATAGGTTCCCTCCTTCTTTCATTTCCCTGTGAGGTGTGGTAGAGTAAAAGGGTACGGCGAGGGCCGTGTACTATGAAAAAATACGTTCTGCGTTTGGATGCCGAGGTTCGTGTTCTCCCAAAACAGGAACCTCGTTTGAATACTGATGCCCGCTGGAGGTCGTCCATTAGGGTCCCTTCGGAGGGCTGCCGCGCTTCCCCCATTCGGAAGGTCATGCCAAAATCCTCTCCCGGCTGGCGGAAATTGCTCCGCAGTCCCAGTGCGCTACCCTTGGATGTTGCTTGGCGATCCTCAATTCGACGAACACCTAAGTCCACTTGGAAATCTCTGCGTAAATTTGATTTGAACCAGTAAAGGAGGTGTTGGCCCTCGCCGCACCCTTTTACTCTACCGCTGCCCCTTTTTCCCTTGCTTTTTTCATCTCGTGTGATATGCTGTCTGTGCTTAAAACTTTAACCTAATTGCAGTATACCCTAATATTAGTGCGATGTCAATAATTTTTAGGGTAACTACCCAAATTTTTGAGGAGGAAGTATGTTTGCAGATATTCTTAAACAATTACGGGCGGAATCTAATATTTCACAAGGGAAGTTAGCTAAATCAATAGGCGTTTCCGGGGGGAATGTTAGCTCGTGGGAGGGTGGCGAATCAAAGCCAGGCTATACTGCACTATGCGCCCTCGCCCAATTTTTTGGGGTTTCAGCTGACTATCTACTTGAGCTCTCACCCCAAAAAGGGGGTGAAAAAGATGATGGGCTCCACCGTTTGGATGAGTTCAAGCAGGAACAGGGACTCGCCTGTGATGGGAGCCCCCTCAGCGGCGAAGAAACAGATTTAATAGCCATGTACCGTCTCCTCCCGTGTTATGTCCGGGAGGATATCTTCGAGCTCATCTTCTTTCACTATAAAAAGCATGTTGAGAAAAAGAAGGAGTCTATTTACTGGACCTATGCCGCCGACAGAGAAGAAAAAAGCGACCCCGGGGAAGATGAATCCACCTCCGGAATCGCTTGATTTTTTGCGCCTGTTTGATTAATTAATAAATCATTTGCGCGTCACTTTGCTACATTAAAGTTTATAAAATGGATAATCCCGCAAACCCTTGCGGCGCAATCAATGTGACAATGTGACTGCTATTCGGTGCTAATGTCATTTTGGTCTGCGCTCGTTAAATCGTAATTGCGCGGCATTGCCCTAAGATATTCGCACGCACTGCGCACGCTGTTCCGCACGCCCGTGCATGCCCGCAATCCCTTGCGCCGCCTCTGCTTTGGCCCCCGCGCGCTCGCGCCGCCCGCCCGCGTTTTCGCACGCGCGCACGTCTTGCCCTCCCCGCCCCGCTGTGCTATAATGTGCTTGGGCGGCTCTGCCGGCCCGGCCCTCGGGCCCCACCCCCGTTGGGCTCCGCCGTTCCGCCCTTGTCTGTTCTTTCCTTTATCCGTGAAAGCCCCCGGAAAGCCTTGAGATATCAGGGCCTCCGGGGGTTTTCCTGTTCTGGCCGGCCGCCGCGCCCCCGCGCCGATCCGCGCCGCTGCCCATAAAAAAAGAGCCCCGGCTCCCGCCGACGCCCTTCCCGGACAGCTTTGTTGAGAAATCCCGCTCTCATCCCGCCTCCGTCCCGCCTGTATCCCTTGAAAACACTGGCTTTTCCCATCCTGTCCCGTCTCATCCCGCCTTATCCCGCTTTTCTCAAATATCCTGTCCCCCTACAGAAAGCAGTGTTTGCAGGCCGTTTCTAATGGAAGTCTTCCGACTACAGGAGGAGGATGTGCTTACCTTAGAGGATGTGGGTGAGGTCTGCCGCATTGTGGAGTCCTATCTACTTCGCCGCCTCATCTGCGATTTGCCATCCAACACCCAGAGCAAAGTATTCCTTACGCTCTGCAATGACATCAAGCGTCTCGATGGCACCTATGATGATTTCATTGAGAAACTGCGGTATGTTTTTGGAAACAAGAAGGAGAAGGCAGCCTTCCCAACAGACGAAGATTTTGCTGAAGGTCTCAAAAACAAGAATATCTACACGATGCCGGCCAGATATAAGGCGTACATCTTCGAGCGCATAGAGAATGGAGATAGCTCGGAGTACAAAGAGATCTATAATCGTCTGGACAGTGGTGAGTACACCATTGAGCACATCATGCCCCAGCATCTAACTCCTGCTTGGGCCAGCGAGCTCGGTGACGATGCTGAAAATATCCACGGCCAATGGCTCCACCGGCTCGCAAACCTGACCCTGGCAGCCTCCTCTTACAATATCAGGTACAGCAATGCCTCCTTCCAAGATAAGAAAACAATGAAAGACGGCTATCTGCAGAGCGGACTGAAAATGACCCAACAAATCGCCAAAGCCGATCATTGGGGCCTTCCAGAACTGGAGCAGCGGAGCAGTATGCTGGTAAATCAGTGCATTGCCCTTTGGCCAAATAAGGATACTACTTATGTTCCACCACAGAAGCAGTATGACGAAATTGCGCTAGATGATGATGCCTCCTTGACTGGGCGTCAACTGATGAAGTATCGTTTTCGTGGAATTGAACATGAAGCCACAACTTGGGTTGATATGTATGTCCAGATGCTGAAGGAACTCCACAATATCGATACAGCGTATCTGAATTATCTTGCCGGCGCCGATGATAGCGTCGATCTGGCCAGCCAATTCTTTAGGACAGGAGATGGGTTTGAGGCATCTGCACTGGTCGTTGAAGGTATCTATGTTAATACCGGGACCTCCACGCAACACAAGCTGAATATGCTGAGACGGCTGTTTGAGCATTACGATCAAGACCCATCTGACTTGGTGTTTTTCCTCAACGAAAAGAAATGTAACGATGAGGAATCTAGTCTGCGTCATAAGGTACGTAGAGATTACTGGTCGCAGGTCCTTCCAGCAATTCGTACCGAGACAGGCACTTTCAATTATGTCTCCCCGACCAAAAACAATTATATGTCTGGCTCTACGAGTTGCCCTGGTGTCCAGCTATCTTGCGTGGCGAACTACGATCAAGCCCGTATAGAAATCTATATCGATACCGGGAATGCAGGAAGGAACCAAATGATCTATGATTCGCTGAAAAGTCATCGCTCTCAAATTGAGGAGGATTACGGCCGACCACTGAAATGGTACAACCAAGAAGGCAATCGTTCTTGTAAATTATATGATGAACTTCTCGATGTCAGCGTGACGAACCATGATGACTGGCCTGCGATGATTAAATTTCACGTTGAGCGAGGGGCAAGACTCCTCAAGGCTGTGACACCATTTCTTCCATAGGCACGGCAACTTATGAGGTGAGCATTATGAGAAGGCCCGCATATGATTCAAATGTTGCCTTCGAGGGTAAGATTAAATCAATGCGTCTGATTTCAGAGATGATCGGTTTTGGACCGATGCCTGCTCCAGATCGTGAGGTCGAACAGCGGTTGACGCTCAATTCCAGAGGGAAGATTTGGTTCAGCAATTACTTATATGGGGATGGGGTAAAGCAGAAACTTCATCGAAAAGAATGTTCAACGATTTCACCCACAGATGCGGATTATATCCTTAAATTGATCGCGATGGTATTTACCTCCCCCCAATCATCTGCGCTTGTTACAGATGTAGGTATGTGGAGGCTGTGCCTACTCAGTGAAACTGGGCAGAATTTCAAGTATGAAGGCTCCCTGACTAGTCAAAGTGAAAATGACCCTCTCGGTATTGCATCTGAAGAATTGAGGATAATCTTGTCTATGCCTGAATTGGCTGCCTTCGACGGAAAGGTATCAGAAGGCCAACTGTCGTGGAAAGCCGATGGCCAGCGGCCTCCGAGCATGCAACGGTTTGTGAGGGAGTACAAAGTTTGTACGCACCAACAAGGTAATATCGCTGATGCAAAGTGGGGGGACTGAACGAACAATATGAAAGCAAGTGGGAGGGATCGGAAATTCCGATCCCTCCCATCATCATTTTGTTTTGCTGATCAAGTCCGTTCTCGATACAGGAAGGTCATAGCCTGTGCACGGGAAACCACCGCCTCGGGACTAAATGTAGTCGCACTGGTTCTCGCAGTGATTTGGTTACTGGCGGCCCAAATGACTGCACTAGAGTAATATTGGCATCCATGGGGAGGATTAAGTTTTTTCTTTCCGGCAAAACGTGTTCGCACGCAGCAAGATCTGCCGTTCCATGAATACGCCGCTCCCGGACGGACACCTTAACCGCCCGAGTCAGACACCCTAACCGTTCAAATCAGACACCCCCACCGCCGGTCAGACACCCCTGTATAATGGAGGCGCATCGCAAGATGCAATCCATGATACAGGAGGAAATTCCATGACCAACTACAAGGAGATTCTCCGGCTTCACAGCCTGGGGATCAACAACACCCGCATTGCAGAAAGCTGCGGCTGTGCACGCAGCGCAGTCATAGCGGCCCTTCAGCGGGCCGCAGAACAAGAGCTTTTCTGGAACAAGATCAAGAACTGCAGCACGGAAGAGGTCGCCAGGAAGTTGTACCCTTCCACTGCACTGGGCCAGCAATACAAGATGCCAGACTACGAATGGGTACACCGAGAGATGCAGAAGAGCGGCGTCACCCTGAGCCTGCTGTGGGTGGAATACTGCGAGCAGTGCCGTCAGAACGGTGAACTGCCCTACAAATCCACCCAGTTCAACAAGTACTACGCAGACTATGTCCACAAGACCAAAGCCACCATGCACCTGGAGCACAAGCCCGGCGAGACCATGCAGGTGGACTGGGCTGGCCAGACGGCAGCGCTGGTGGACACAGACACCGGGGAGCGGCTGGATGTATACCTGTTTGTAGCGGTGCTGCCATACAGCGGCTACGCCTACACAGAGGCCTTCCTGGACATGAAGCAGGAGGCCTGGATTACCGGTCATGTCAACGCCTACCGGTATTTCGGCGGGGTCACCCGCATCCTCACGCCGGACAATCTCAAGACCGGTGTGGTCAAGAACTCCCGGACGGAAACGGTGCTCAACAAGTCCTACCAGGAGATGGCGGAGCACTACGGCACCGCCATCCTCCCAGCCCGGCCCCGCAGCCCCAAGGACAAAGCCTTTGTGGAGGGCTCCGTGGGCGTGGTCTCCACCTGGATCCTGGCAGCCCTGCGTAACCGCCAGTTCCTGTCCCTCGCAGAGCTGAATCAGGCCATCCGAGAGAAGCTGGAGACCTTCAACCACAAGCCCTTCCAGAAACGGGAGGGCAGCCGGGCATCCTGCTTTGCGGAAGAGAAGCTGTTCCTGCAGCCTCTTCCGGCCACATCGTTTGAACTGGCAATCTGGAAAGTGGCAACCGTCCAATATAACTACCATATCAGCGTAGAGCGCATGAATTATTCCGTGCCGTATGAGTATATCAAGCAGCAGGTAGATGTACGGCTCACCCGGACTACCGTGGAGATCTTCTTTGCCGGAACCCGGATTGCCTCTCACCTGCGTCTCCAGGGCCGTCCCAACCAGTACAGCACGGTAGAGGAACATATGCCGCCGGACCACCAGGCCTACCTGCAGTGGAATGGGGAGCGTTTCCTCCGCTGGGCGGAGCAGATTGGTCAGCATACCGCTGCCGTGGTGCGGCTTTTCCTCTCCGCCCATAAGGTTGAGCAGCAGGGCTACAAGTCCTGTATGGCCCTCCTGAAACTGGCGGACCGCTATTCCGCTCAGCGGCTGGAAAGCGCCTGCCGAAAAGCCCTCTCTTACACTTCCTACCCCAGCTTGAAGAGCATCCAGTCCATCCTGAAATCCGGGCAGGACAAGCTGCTGGCTGAGGACACTCCGGCCAAGCCAGAAGAGCCAAAGGCCCATAAGTTCACCAGGGGCGCCGGCTACTACAAGAGGGGGGAATGACCATGCTGAGCAATGAAACGGTACGGAAACTGCACGAAATGCGCCTGGGCGTCATGGCGGAAGCCTTCTCCGCCCAATTGGCGGATGCGCAGTTCCAGGAGGTGTCCTTTGAGGACCGCTTTGCCATGCTGGTAGACGCGGAGTGGAGCGCCCGGAAAAGCAACCGCCTGACCCGGCTTATCCGCAACGCTGGCTACGCGGACCCCGCAGCCTGTGTCGAGAATATTGAGTACCACCCGGAACGAAGGCTGGACCGGGAGCAAATCCTGCGTCTGGCCTCTTGTGCCTACCTTCAGGAAGCACATAATGTTATCATTCTGGGAGCCACTGGAGCCGGAAAGACCTACCTGGCCTGCGCCCTTGGCATGGCTGCCAGCCGCAGCTTTTATTCCGTGCGGTATATCCGCCTACCGGATCTGCTGGTGGAGATCTCCGTGGCCCGGACCAATGGAACCTACCGGGATTACATGAAAAAGCTCAAGAAGGACAAGGTGCTCATCCTGGACGAGTGGCTGCTCTATCCCCTCAAGGAAGCAGAGGCCCGGGATGTACTGGAACTGGTAGAGGCCAGAAACAAGGTGGCCTCCACCATCTTCTGTTCCCAGTATGACACCAGCGAGTGGCACGAGAATCTGTATGACCCCACTCTGGCCGACGCCATCTGCGACCGGATCATCTACAATGCCTATACCATCCAAATCGAGGGAGAGTCCATGCGCAAGCGCAAGGCCATCCCTGAGTAATCCCCCCGCATGGCGGCCCGGTGCACCACGCCCGCGGCCGCCATGCACCATTTCTGCGGAATGGGTGCACCTTGGTGCCGGTGTCGGAGCAGCGGTGGGGGTGTCTGTTTTGCGCGGTCAGGGTGTAGGATTACCAACGGTCAAGGTGTCGTTTTGGCCCGGCGTACGCACGTTCCAATTTCTCTACAATGTGTTTCGCATCTTCCTCTCATCATACAATATATCGTTTGCCATCAATCACAATGAAGAGAGAACGCTTCGTCTGCATAGAGGCATTGACATACTCAAGATAAGAGCGCTACCCTTCGCAGAAAGCGGCTCTCAATGCCATTCTATTGACGGATTTTGTACTGAGCCTGAAGTCCAAAAATGAAGCGGAGGACATCGAAAAAGAATAGCGGATCTTTACTTCGCATTCATTTTTGTCGGTGTCATTGCTTGTTCAATAGAGTGTCCACCAGTATTCGAACACTTTGCGATACTGGTTCCAATCGTACTGCATCCACACGCGTTTGTCATTGAACTGCTGGTTGAATCGCTCCCCCACAATATCAAAATAAACCTGCCTTTGAAGTGTCTCAATCTTTGTTGCTGAAAGATCGATCTTGGCGTAAATCATAGTACTAGTTAAAACGATGGTCTATATTGAGACCATCGAGTCTCAACAACAATACGCTGTACGGAGGTAGATGAAGATGCGGTATGGCTAGGGTGATACCATGACGATACAGGCTATCATTCCCCTTGTGATCATGGGCGGTGCCTTTTTGCTGATCGCCATTGTCGCCCACACAACTGGCCAGGGAAATCTGGACCACATCAAATCCAAGAC